GCACTTGGTATTCTTCTTGAGGTGCATTTGCTGTACGTACAATTACATGATTAGGGTCACATGGGCAACATTTTTCAATGTATTCTTCTAACACTTGCGGTGTTGTTGGATATGCAACTTCTACGTCCCAATACGTTACTTCCATATTTTCTAGCTGGGGGAAATCTAATGGACGTTCTTGTATTGGTGTCTTTTTGCCGTTTGACATAGATACAACTTGATATTTTTTCATACAAGTTTCTAGTGCATCAGTAAAATTTTCACCTAGTTCACCTGCAACACCTACTTTAAATTCATAGGTTTTTTTTGATTCTGTAAGTACTTCTGTAAATGTCTTCATGTTTAATACCTCTAATACTATTTATCTTTATCTAGATCTTTTAAACGTTGTAGTAGGCTATTCCTATCAGCTACAATAGCGCCTGTTCCGCTAATAATACCTGCTTCTTCAATAGGTTTATCTTGATCTAGTTTTTCTTTTTTAAGTTGAAGCTCTACCATTTTTAGTTTTTTATCTAATTTTGCTACCTTAGCATCAAGAGACGTTTTCAGCATACCTCCTGCTACCTCAAACACTCTGCCACTATAACGACTTTCAACATTCATTCCTAAATCCATTAAGTCTTCATAACTTTGTAATGCTCTCTGTGCAACATCATTAAGTTCAGCATCTGCCATTTCACCTAATCCTTTTACAGTAGGTAATGCCGCTTCAATCTTATCAAGTTCAGAAATATCACGCAATGTATCTTTTTGTTCTATAACTGATTTAGATTTTATATCATCTTCTAATTCGTTTTGAATTATTTCTTTAGAATCTGGTAAATCAAGTAGGTCTTGTAGTTTTTTTGTCATAGTCTTTCCAGTATTATATGCTACTATTATTTATCGTTTACCGTTATGGAAAATATCATTTTCACTAATAACCCTAAAGAAAATGCCTTTTTGTTTACAGTAGGCCCTTGCGGCTTCCCATTTTGCTTGGTTAACAATAAAATGTGCTTGATTAATCTTACTACGTCCTACCTTTTCTCTTATAGCTTGATTTGCAGGTTTTACTTCTATTAATTCTACATGCTGTTTACTTCTTTTATCTGCATATACTATAAAAAAATCTGGTACATAAATTGTGTGTTTACCTGTTAGTGGATTCCTATATGGAATTTTTATAGCTTCGCTTGCCCACTTTGCTACACTAGGATGTTCATCTAGGAATTTCATAAAAGCAAATTCCCAACTTGATCTGTAAGTCGGTGTTCTGCCTCCAATATACTTTGCTGGGTTTTTTAGACCAAATTTTCCTTGAGCAAATCTAGGCATATCATACCACTATATTTCTTGATTCTTCTCTTGCAATTTTATCTGATGTAAAACCTAAAGAACTTACTTTTTGTCTATTGTAATTTAAAACTTGTGCAACAATAGCACTAATTTGAATGTCATCTACACCTTTTAATGTGTCTAACAATGTATAAACATTTACACCATCTATTTTTGCTTGTTCTAACAACACTGTCGCAACTCCTGTTGCACTTGTATCATCGAACCCACGTCTTTTAAAAAATCCTACTACACTGTCTACTGTGTTTGCGTTGTATGTAATTGGTTCAGAAAAATATTTGTTAAAAAATTCTTTTACAACAGAGCCACTATCTACAGGTTCTAATTTATAATCACTCATTAAAAGTCCCCTACTTGGTTTCTTAATGCACGGCGTTCTGCTCTTGCCGCTTTTCTATTTGCTATTTGTTCTCTCAAAGGTGTTCGTTGTACTCCAGTACGTGTAGTAACTCCTCCACCTGTTGTAGTTACTGTTTGTGAGCTACTACTGCTACTTCTTGTGACCGAACTGCTACTTACTGTTGGTGGACTTGCTAAAATTTCGTCTAATGTTTGTCCTGTGCCGGGTACTAACGGTTCAGATTTTATACTTGGTATAGCAAGATCACCTGGACTATATGTTAATCCGTTGTTTGAATAACTTTCATTTATTTTGCTACTATACAAACTAGAGCGTGTATCAACAATGCCACCATTAGTTAGCACAGGATCATTGTATCCGCCTGCACCATTTTGCTTAGGAACATTTACACCAGGTATGCCACCTATGCCTTCTTTTCTAATATCTCCAAGAGCACCTTTCAATATATTAAATCCTTCTTCTCGCAAACCTTCTTTAGATAAACTTTTTGCATTTTTGTAGGTATTAAATGCTGTTAATGCTGTGCCTAGATTAAATTGCCCGCCTGCAATATCATTTAATACTGTTGTCAAGCCACCAAAGACACCTCCTTGACCTAATAAGCTAGATGTTCCGCCGCCTTGTATGCTTAATGGACTAGGAGTTTTATCATAATGTACAGTAGCAAATCCTTTTGGACTATCTTCACCTACTGGTCCTCTGCTATAGAATACAGCTTCGTAAGCAACCGTCATTTGGTTTTGCATTAAGCCTGCGCTTTCATACGCATCTACACTGTCATGAGTTAATCCTGTAACAAGTGGATTTACAAGAGTATATGCAGTATATTCTTTTCGTGATAATTGATATATTGTAATTTTATCAAAAAATGGACTTTTATGATTGTTATCTAAACCATATCTGTAATTTTGTTCTTCTGGTTTTCCGTATGTATTTCTCGGAGAATAAGGAGGACTCACTCCTTCTGTATTATAATTTCCATCTCTAAAATAATATCTATAATAAGATTCTAATAGAAGTGTAGTAAGACCTAAGTTATCATCGTGGAATGTTATATTAATAGGATCATATTCTAAACTAGTTTGTAAATTTTTCTTCCTATTGTACATATTTTTTGTTTGTGTTTGTACACTAAATTTGGGAAGATCTGCTTGTTTTACAAGCATGTTTATTTCTTGTTTATGCCTTTGATCTAATTGAGGAACAGTATTTCTTGCTTCTTCAGTTAATTCAAAAACAACATGATAGAGAAATTTTGCTTTAGGTGCAAGACGAAAACCGTTATCAGAAAACAACCTTGCCGCGTGTTGATAATCTTTAAAAGTGCCTCCTGGATTAAGAGCACCCTTGAATAAATTATCTAAAAATCCATTTAAAAAGTTTGCCATACTAATATTTATCCATGAAAGAAAAGTACGTATAAAATAAAAAAGGGGCCTTAAAAAGACCCCTTTTTGTAATTATGGCAATTGACTTAGGTATTAACCAATACCGCCGCCACCAGTTACTAAGCTATTAATAGTTCTACCAACTGCTGTACCAATTCCTTCACCTTGTGGTGTCTGTATAGCATTGTCAAAGCGTATGCTTAGTGTTACTGTTACTGGTTCGTTTGCACTGTAAGCTAATGAGTTGTAATTAGCATTTTGTACAAAACAACCATATAGTTCAAATGTTTCTAGTGTGTTTGGAGTATTTGCTCCGTTACCGCCATCTAGTATTTCAATTCTTGTTAAAAATTTGTAGTCAATACCTGATGCCGCACCAGACTGTTCAAAGAAGTCGAACTGTTTCTGTAACTGTTCGCCAACTAGTCTTTGTACACTGTTGTTTACATCTTCACGTAAGTTTAGTGTAATAGGCTCAAAGCTGTGTCTACCAGCTAGGTATGCTCTACTGTTGTAAACAGGTATTTCCATTTCTTCGAATGTTACACTTGGGCGTGTTACATCAATTACCTGTTTTGTTAGTTCTGTTGTTGGTGTTGATACACCGAAATTCTCAAGTGTCACTCTAAAGCGATACTGCAATTTAGGCATTAATAAGCCTTGAGTGCTTGCACTATTATCGCTTGCTAGTGGTACTGTAATCTTTGAGAGTGTTGATATTGCCATAATGTTTTACTCCTTACAAGTATTTATCATTTAATGAGCCCTGTATTTCAAGGGCTCATTTTTAAATTATAAACCTGCTATTTCTCCTGTGTTTTTCAATCTCAATGGAATGTAAATATATTCCACTGCTTTCACTGGCTCAATAGCAATGTCTAAGTATAGTTCATTTCTATCAATTCTAGCTGGTGTGTTGTTTGTTTCGTCACATACTACAATGTAATCGTATAGTGCTCTCGAACCTACTAGTTCAAGCATTAAACTTTCAGCCGCTTGTTTAATTTCATCACGTGTGATTTTATCATTTGGCTCAAAGATATAAGGCTTAGCAAGTTTGTTAAGCTGACTACGTAAGTAGATAACCAATCTAGCAACATTAATTCTATCCAATGCACTTGCATTTCTTGCTCTAGTCTTTTGACCAAATGCAACAAGTCCTGCTCCTGTAATGAATGTAATTGGGTTAACACTAATTCCAAATAGTGTATCACGTTGTCCTTCGTTCAACGCTACTGATACAAATTCGCCTTCGTTATCAATGTAACCTGTTGCTGTTGCGTTTGTAATACCACCACGTCTTGTACCTGCTGGTGCAAACCATGGAAACGATACTTGGTCGCTAAGTGCGATAGTACGTAGCATCATGTGTGACGGTGGAACAACAACGTTGTTACCAAAGTTATCACTTGTGAAACCCCATGGATAGTAAACGCCTAGATATTCATCTCTACTTACTAATCCATCTGCATTATCTTCAACTGCAAGGTTAACATTTGTTCCCCATTCGTTTAATGACGTTGCATTTGGTAGTAGTGAACTTGGTGAATCACCTACGATAAATGCTGTTAAACCTCTATCGTAATTTAGTGAAATCATTTCACCAATTAGTTCTGGATAACCTGGAGTTGCCATAATGTTAAATATGCGCGATTCGTCATCACGTATTTCATCATTACTGTTTACAGTTGCTTGTAAACTTTGAACAACTACAGCTCTTTGTGCAGATTGACCAAAACGTCCTGAACCGTTTGAATTATTTGCTGATTCAGTTACCCATCTGTGTGGATAGTAATTTGTCATAGGCTCGTCTGCGTTGTTAACTTCAAAACGTCCATTGTCTGCTGTTACATCAATGTAATTACGTACAAATTTCTTTACGTTAAATCCGCTTCTACGTAAGTTCCATAGTAACATACCTTTTGGATATAATGCAGGATCTGGAGCATCAAAGTCTAAGTAGTTATTAACTAACAAGTCAGCAATAGTTGCTTCTGCGCTGTTTGCACCTGCTGTGCTCCAACGTGCATCTGCAAATAAGATACCATCTTGAGTAGTTTGATCACCTGTATCTAACTGGATCCACTGTGATTTAGCACCGCTCCATTTGTAAATTTCTGGATATTTGTCAATACTTGCTGTGCTTATCCATAAATCTCCATTTTTAAGAGCTGTACCATCTGATTGTAAAGTTGGTTCTGTTGCACTTACAATCGGTCCTGCTGGATCAGTTTGATCGTTAGCACTTGCACTATAGAACGGACTTGTAGAATCTAAATAACCTACCCAAGTTGTTCCATTGTGTACCATGATATCAACTTCATCAACTACTGAATTATACCATAATGTGCCGTCAGTTGCAAGTGCAGTTGGTGCATTTGCACTGTTAGTCGCAGTAAGTACTTTCCAGTTTGTTGCTACAAAATCGTTAGTTGTATCACCTGCTGGCGCCGCGTAAAGATTTGTTGTATCACTTGTGCTAAATCCAGCCTCTGCTAAATGTCCACTTGTGTCAGCAATTCTAAATTCGCCACCTTTGCTGTGTGAAATTACAATTCTGTTTGCAGTGTCAACGCTTGCAGAAACATTTGTAAAGCCAGCACTGTTAATAGCACCTGCAATTACATCTGCATCAGTTGCCGCACCAGTTGCTGTAGCACTAATAGCCACTGCACTGTTTAAACTTGCACTACCTACAATTGATTCTTGGATGCTAAATGTTACTCCACCAGCTGAAACTTGTGTAGTAACTGCGCTACCAGTAATTGTAGTTGCTCCTGTAGCATTTCTTTTGTATACTTTAAAGTTTGCTACTAGTGTTGATTCTTCTGCATCATTAAATTTTACAAATAATGCGTCTGAGTTAAGATTCAATCCACCACCGGACTTATCTAAGTTGTAGATAGCAGTTTGGTTGTCTGCAAAAATCGAAACACTTTTTGTATCCCATAATTTAGTTGCATCATTCCAAACTTTAATTGCCCAATTAGCACCTTTGTTAGGTGTTGTTGTTTTTACCCAAACAGATCCAGTTGGACGTGGAGTAGCATCGTTTTCACCAAACTCAGGAACACTTGTATGAGGGGCAATATTCAACTCAGGTGCGTAGTAAGTTCCTGCTGTTAAGCCCATGTCTCCCATAAGACCTGTTCCTTCTGCAAGCACTAGGTTTGCGCCTGTTGAGTATATTCTCAAAATATCGTTTGCTGTATCTACGTCTGCTGTAACTCCTGCAATGGCCGCACTATTAATTGCCGCCGCCGCCGCTGTTGCATCTGTACCGGCTATTGTAACTGTTGAGCCGTTAATTGTCATATCAAAGCCTGAAGTTGTTGATGGTGCAGTTGAACCTGACACTGTTGGCCAGCTTGCTTTCCATGCTGAACTTCCAACCTCTACCCATGCACCACTTAAATTTTTGTAATACATTTTTTGTAGTGTAGTTGTTGCTGTGATTGCGTAGTCACCAATAGCACCTACTGATGTTTTTGGTACTCCGCCGTCTAATTTTGTTGCATCTGTAATAACAATAGGTGCATTGTAAACAAAACTTTGACCAGTTGCTGTTGAACCTGCCGCGCCGTTCCACTCAAATAAACCATAAATTGTAGATGCTGTATCTACCCAATATGTTCCATCTGCTGGATCGCTTGTCGGTGCATCTGCTGTAGCTGTAATGCCACCTAAGTCAATTCCTGCTCTTACAACGTATGCTCTATTGCTTACGCCTAATAATGAATAAGCCGCTTGTAGACCATACTCATTTAGCTCACCTCCATGTATTGGATTGTTGTTGCTATCTGTATAGAATAAAGGCTCTCCGAATGTTTCTACTAAATCCCTTTGTGATGTAATCAGGTAGGGTTTACCTGCATTTGCCGCTGTAGTTCCAGGCGCTGTGCCTGTAGCTGACCCATTTTGTTTATCTTGGGCTGTTGCGACAAAAATCATTGGTACGGTGCCGGGTTCGGCTGGCGTGTAAAAACTTTCGTCAATTACCTTAACCTCAACACCTGGTGATGATAATGCCATGATAGTTTCTCCTTCAAATAAAGTGTTCTAATGTATTTATATGAATTCGATAAAGATTACCTAAAATACACCCAGAAAAAGGGGTTATAAAGGTGTGGTAAATACGTTATGAGACCATTATGTATATGCAAACAAAGACCTGCGGCAATTAATTATAAAAAGAATGGCAGAACCTTTTATAGAAAAAAGTGTGAAATTTGTTTGAAGCATGGACACGTAGGGTACGGTATTCCTAAATGGAAAATGGCCGGCTATGTAAAAAAGGATGTATGTGAAAAATGCAATTTTAAAAGTAAGCACAAAGAGCAGTTTAATGTGTTTCACATAGATGGTGATCTAAATAATTGCTTGCCTATGAATCTAAAAACAATATGTGCTAACTGTCAAAGACTTATGCAGAAACAAGGGATCCGTTGGAAACAAGGCGACCTTTTACCTGACTTTTAAGTTGTTCAATAGTTCCTTGGTTTTCAATAACTTCATTGAATGCAACATTAGCCCAGCGCCATTCTGATTCGTGTATTTCTTTCGGTTCCACCCCTATATCTTGGTACATTCTAAACCATACAGGATCAGGACCTCTACGTACACGCCAAACTTCTCCATATATGGTTTTAAGCATATTTGCTTCATTAGGAAAACGCACATCCGGAATAACAAAATTTGTATCTGGATTTCTAACTATTTCTTGTTTGATTACACTTACCCATATACCGTCATAAAAACCTTTACGCATACATTCTGTGCCAAATTCTTGTAGTATTAATCTTGGCGTAACAGTTCTACCAGTTTCTTTAGTCCAAAAACTATCAACAGTTTCTCTCCATTGTCTACTTTCTTCTGTGTCGCCTTCTAGCATTTGTCTGTCCCAACCAAATACGCTTGCTACACCGTCTTTGAGCTTGTCAGCAAAACTAATTTTTGTAAAATTGTGTTCATTTACTAAAATATCAGCAACAGTACCTTTACCACTACTGATCAATCCACAAATACCTATTACTTGCCTCATACAGTTAACTCCGATGTTCCGCCGCCTACGGTACCTCTAGCAAATAAATTAAACGCCAAACTGTATCTAGGGATATCAGTTTCGTTTGGCGTTACCATATGTTCTAAATGACTTGGAAAAATCACAATGTCTCCTTCGTTTGGTGTTATATAAAATTCATTTGTGTTAAATGCATTAGGCTCTTTAAAATTTACTCTTACAGTATCATGAAATAAATTGTAATATAAATGAGATTTTTGAAATACTATATCGCCTGCGCCTGGCGCATTTTGTATATAATAAACACCGCTTAACATTGAATTACTATGCCAATGAGTAGTATTATATTCACCTTTATCATGTCTGTTAATCCAACTGTTTTGTAATTCAAAAGTAACGTCGGATACTTTTAATTCTTCTGTAATGAATTTATTACAGCTATCAATAATTTTTTCTTTTAAGTTTTTTAGAGGCACTTCATCTAATATTTTTTTATTACCTGTATGATCGTGGCCTGCCGCTTCATGTGGATAATCTAGTTTGTAGACCCATTGTTTAGTCATATCATTAACTACACCTATATTTGAGTAGTATAATGGTATCGGAAATAAAGATGTTACTGTCATATGTTTACTCTTACTGAATTTTGTCCTAACGATCCTTTTGGAAAATAATTAAATGCCAAACTGTATCTATCTTGTTTATCTAAACTTTGTGCAACTTCATGTTCTAAGTGACTAGGAAATATTAAACAATCACCTGTAATAGGCTGTACTGTCCATGCACCTATAGTATATTGATTATAATTACCTTTAGTATCCGGACGTACATGTTCTGGAAAACTATTTAAATGTTGTCTATTTTTTTTAAAAGTTAGTGGATTAGAAGTTGGACCTACATCTGGATAATACACTCCACTTATAACTGCATTTGCATGATTGTGTAATACAATATCACTACCTGTATTCATTTTATTAATCCAACTTGTTGTTAATGTAAAGTCTACATCATCAACAACATCTAATACTGTGTGTGCAAAATAATGAACTGCTTGTTCAATAAGTGTTTTTAATCCTTGTAGTTTAGGTTGATTTAAAACATTAAATCCTCTCTCAGTTAGAGGTAATTCTTCTTCTCCGGAATAAGATGCTACAGCTGAACTAGGATAATCTAATTTTTTCATCCAAGCAAGTGTAATAGGATCAAGTGCTCCTAGATGTGTTTTCAATAGAGGTGTGGAAAATAAGGGTGTAATTTCATACTGCATGTATAAAATATACAATAAAAAAATTAGTTTGTCAAGTGTTTTTTAACCTATTGTGAATCCATATCCCATGCCACCAGGTATTGCTGTGCTTACTTCTGCTTCTAATTTTTCCATTTCAGCTTGTGCTTCAGCTTTTAGTGCATCACCATTAAGTGCTGATCCACCTTGTGGTCCAGCAATAGTAGCAAATTTACTACGTGCTTCACCAAGCATGTATTTACACGTAGCAAGTGTATAATCTTTTATCCATTGTTTTGCAAGATAATCTTCCAATAATTGTTCATCTGGACGATAGTTATATGCAAAAAGTAAAAGTGTTTCTTCTGTTCTAGGTCTTTGTAAAAGTGTCAGTTCTTTAGTTGTTGTATTCCATTTGAATTCTATAAAAGAACCAAACATTCTACCTACTAATTCTTGATATTGACTAAACAAATCGTATGTAGCAAGTCCGCCCATGTTAGATGAACTAAGCAAATATGTATTTGTGTATGCCATATTAAATGGTTCGAATAAAGTACCACCGTCGCCTCCACCTGTGCGTGAACCAATTGAACGTCTAAATAATCTTCTAACTTCAATTACGTTTTGTGGAAGAACATATGTATTCTGGTCTTCTACAGTTGGCATAAAAAGATAAGACTCTTCAACTGAGTTGTCAGATCTTTGTCTAAATCTTGATAGTGCTTTGTCTAATGCTGTTTCGTAATGTGCAGGATCTAACTCCACATCAACCATACCACCGCCTAAAAGGGTGTAAACATAATCATATACTTCTTGTTTTTTTGTTGCTAGTGTAGCCATAAGAACTTTCTCCACTAGTATTTATCGTTACGATAAATATGTATATGCCAAGACTATCTTTATATAAACCAGAAAAAGGCAAGGATTACAACTTTTTAGACAAGCAAATCCTTGAAATGTTTACCGTAGGCGGTACAGATATACATGTCCATAAGTATTTAGGACCTTCAAATCCTGATGAAGCTAATGCTACTGCTGATCAGCCTAGATATAATGCAGTAAAAGAAACTAATATACAAGATATGTTGTTTTTAGAAAATAGAGATAGAAAATACGATCCAGACATCTATACAATGAGAGCAATATACAATGTAAATGACATAGATTTTGACCTTAGTCAATTTGGATTATTTTTGCAAAATGATACACTGTTTATGACTGTTCATATTAACAGTAGTGTAAAGACTCTTGGTAGAAAAATTATGAGCGGTGATGTAATAGAACTACCTCATTTAAAAGACGAATATGCACTAAATGACTATTCGTTTGCTCTTAAAAGATTTTATGTTGTTGAAGATGTTAACAGAGCGGCTGAAGGATTTTCACCAACTTGGTATCCACATTTGTATAGAATGAAATTAAAACAAATTGTTGATTCACAAGAATTCAAAGAAATACTTGATTTACCTGCAGAAGAAGGTTCGGATAATACACTTAGAGATCTGCTTTCAACTTATGAAAAAGAAATGCAAATTAACAATGCAGTAATAGAACAAGCTGAAGCTGATGCAAGTAAATCTGGATATGACATTACAAACTTTTACACACTTAGTACGAATGATGATGGTTCTGTTGCTTTACAAACTGCTGATGAAACTGATATAGACGCTAGTGGAATAAACACAACTACAGACGAAATAGCTGATAGACCTGATAGACATGGATATAAAGGATACTTGTTAGGCGTTGAAGATGCGCCAAACGGAGCACCTTACGGCATGGGAATTCAATTTCCTAATCAGCCATTAGAAGGTGATTACTTCTTAAGGACAGATTTTATGCCAAAAAGATTGTTTAAATATACAAATAATAGATGGATGAGATTACAAGACGGTGTAAGGACAGATTTAACAAACACAGATACAAAAGATACACAAAAAGGTACCTTTGTTAACAATACAAAAACAAGTACAATTGGTGGTGAACAAGTCCAAGAAAGACAGAGCTTATCAAAAGCACTTAGACCTAAGGCAGATAATTAATGCAACATTTTTACGATGCACAAATAAGACGTTATGTAACACAAATGGTGAGATTGTTTAGTAATTTCTCTGTTAAAGATGGTAGTGGTACACTAAAACAAGTACCGGTTATGTACGGAGATCTTACAAGACAAGTTGCAAACATTATTAGAGATAATAGTGAAAACAAAATACCCACTGCTCCTAGAATAGCTGTTTATATTACAGGTTTAGAAATGGACAGAACTAGAACTGCTGATTCAAGTTATATCAATAAAGTTAATATAAGAGAACGTGCATATGACGAGAACAATAATGAATATCTTAATTATCAAGGTAAAAATTATACAGTAGAAAGACTTCAACCAAGTCCATACACATTACGTATGAGTGTAGACATATGGGCAACAAACACGGATCAAAAATTACAAATAATGGAACAGATACTTATGCTGTTTAATCCTAGTTTAGAAATACAAACCACAGATAACTATATTGACTGGACAAGTTTAAGTGTAGTTAACATGGAAGGTATAACTTTTAGTACAAGGAGTATACCTGTAGGGGTTGACAGTGAGATAGATGTAGGAAAATTAGATTTCAGTACACCAATTTACATTTCACCTCCAGTAAAAGTAAAACGCTTAGGTGTTATCACAAATATAATTACAAGTATATTTGATGAAAAAACAGGAACGATTGATTTAAGTTTAAGTATGCCAGAATTAAACAGATACGATGATTCTATAGTGCCAGGTGCAACAGGTAATCCTGCTGAAATAGGTACATTAGGTACAGATGCAGAAGTTATTGCATCCACTTATCAAGGATTTGGATTGTATGTAACTGGTAATATAATTCAACTTGTTAAAAATGGAAGAGTTGGCGAATCAAATTGGCGTCAAATTCTAGAATCATATCCTGGACAATACCAAGATGATATTAGTAGAGTTTATATTAGAAAATTAGATGAATCACAAGAAGTTACAGGTACAATAAGTATTAATCCAAACGATGAAACAGAAATGGTTATAAATTGGGATATAGATACATTTCCTAGTAATTCAATTATCGAAGGTCCTGCAAGACAAAATGCACAATGGACGTCAATTGATTACATTGTAGATCCTACAAAAACACCACCTACTAATATGAAAGGTATTGGTGCAAGGATATTATTGTTAGATAGCATAGGAGATACAAGTAATACAGATGGTCCAGATGCTTGGAAAAATGGTAACGGCACTGATTTCTTAGCTGATAAAAATGATATTATAGAGTGGACTGGTACTGAATGGCAAATAGTATTTGATGCAAGCGAAACAACAGATGTTACATACACTACAAATCTTAATACTGGTGTACAATATCGTTGGAATAGCGAAGAATGGCTACTAAGTGTAGAAGGTCTGTATCCAAGAGGCACTTGGCGCATAAGTCTTAACGGCTAATTAATTACATGAACAAGATTATTTGCAGTGGAACTCTGTTTTATTCTCTATCCACAAAGAGATATCTATTACTTCGTAGGACAAATACTAAGCAAAAAAATGTTTGGGGATTAGTAGGCGGTACTAACGAAAATAGCGAAACTCCTTGGGAGGCACTAAAACGTGAAATAAAAGAAGAAATTGGACAGATCCCTGATATTAAAAAAACAATTCCATTAGAAACATTTATATCAACAGATCAAAAATTCTTCTTTCACACATATTTGTGTGTTATAGACAATGAGTTTATTCCAATATTAAATGATGAACACGACGGCTATGCTTGGGTAAAAAGCGGAAGTTGGCCTAAACCATTACACCAAGGATTACGGAATACATTGAATAGTAAAGTTAATCAAAATAAGTTAGAAACTTTAACAAAAGTGCTTGATTTACTTTCTTAAATGTAGTATAATAAGTTATGAAAGTTTTAGTAATTGGTGATATAATAATAGACAAATACATATATGGAACAAGCACACGTTTGAGTCCAGAAGCACCAGTGCCTGTTGTATCACAAGAAAGAATTGTAGAAACTATTGGTGGTGCAGGATTAGTATACGAGAACTTGAAAAGTTTAGGTGTTAATGTAGATCTATTTAATTACCAAGGACATAACAGTGTTAAGACTAGAGTAATTTGTGACGGGCATTACATCACACGTATAGATGATGACAAAGATGCAGATTCGGGTGCTGTATTAGAGCAAATAAAACAATCAGATTTTTCTAGTTACGATATTGTAGTTTTAAGTGACTATGATAAAGGTGTATTAGATAATTCCAAAAAAATTATAAAACATATTAACAAATTTAATTGTAAAATAATTGTAGATCCAAAACGTTACGCTCATGATTACGAAGGAGCTTGGTTAGTAAAACCTAATTATAATGAATTTACTAATTTTGAATTTGATGAGTGGAAAGGCAATATCATTACTACAGATGCAGGTAATAATGTTATTGCAAAAATAGAAGACAAAGAATATGATATGTCTGTAGAAACAGTTGAAGTATCTGATGTAACAGGCGCAGGTGATTGTTTTATAGCAGGATTTGTGTATGCTCTTACTAAAGAGTACGATTATAAAAAATGTTTAGAACTTGCTATACGAGGTTCTTCTGAAAGTGTAAAACATTTAGGCACGTATATTTTAACTGAAAAAGATCTACAAAAGCGTGTTGTATTCACAAATGGTTGTTTTGATGTTTTGCATAAAGGACATTTAACATTACTAAAAGAAGCTAGAAGTTTAGGTGATAAACTTATAGTAGGAGTAAACAGTGACGGTAGTGTGAAACGACTTAAAGGAAGTGATCGTCCTATTAACGATGTTGCAACAAGAGTAGCACAACTAGAAGTACTACCATGGATCGACGAAGTGCATACATTTACTGAAGATACTCCATATGAATTAATAAAAAAATTAAAGCCTGATCTTATAGTTAAAGGCGGAGATTACACTGTAGAAGAAATTGTAGGGCACGATTTAGCACCAGTGCATATTGTTCCTACAGTAAAAGGATTTTCTACAACAGCAACATTAGAGAAAATAAATGAGTTATAAAATTTTAATTACTGGTGCCGCAGGTTTTATTGGTAAAAATTTAAAAAATTACCTTATGTCTAAAGGACACGGCATTGCTGAATACAATGAACCTACATTGAATGTAGTGCCAGATTGTAGTCAATTTGATAAAGTTATACACATGGGTGCAATTAGTAGCACAACAGAAAGAGATGTTGAAAAAATATTACAATACAACTTAGATTTTAGTCATAGATTATTACAAGTTTGTGACATGCAGGGTGTTGATTTTCTGTATGCATCTAGTGCCAGCGTATATGGAGATACACAGCATTTTACAGAAGATGGGCCTTTACAACCACAAAGCCCTTATGCATGGAGCAAATACTTATTTGACCGAAGTATAACGCTGTTAGATTGGGAACAATATAAATGTAAAATACAAGGACTACGTTTCTTCAATGTTTATGGAGAGCATGAAGAACACAAAGGCAATCAAATGAGTGTATTTCATAAATTTACTGAACAAGCTCAAACTAAAGGTATTGTACAACCTTTTGAAAATAGTGCAAACTACAAAAGAGATTTTATATATGTTGGTGATGTTTGTAAAATTGTAGAAAAATTATTAGATATTGACGAAAGTGGTATATGGAATTGTGGTACTGGTGTAGCAACAAGTTTTCAAAGTATTGCAGAAGATATTGCAGAGAAATATGATGCAAAGATAAACCCAATACCAATGCCTGATATATTAAAAAATCAATATCAAAATTATACGTGTAGTAATAATGACAAGTTACTAAAAACTATTGGTGAATTTAAATTCACTACAACAAAGGAATGGATAAATGACAGATAGATTAAATGGTAAAGTAGAAAAAGGTTGGGGTTATGAAGTAATTTGGGCAAGCAATGACAAATACTGTGGTAAAATGTTAGTTTTTACTAAAAAAGGAAACAAATTTAGTATGCATTTCCACAGAGAAAAAGACGAAACTTGGTTTGTTAATAACGGTAGTTTTTTATTGAGATGGATTGATACAAAAACTGCTACATTGTTTAGTCAAACTTTAACTACAGGTAGCACATGGCATAATCCTCCACTATTACCACATCAACTAGAAGCTCTAGAAGATGGAAGTAGTATTACAGAAGTAAGTACAGCTGATAGTGTAGAAGATAACTATAGAATTATTCCTGGCGATAGTCAAGGAGAAATAACTGCAAAATTGAAAGAAATACAAGATGAACAATCCCAAGATAGTATGGAGTGATGACGTTGACATCGATTTTTATAAACCAGACTATATTGCACCAAAATGTGTAGTTGGTTTAGATAGAGACGGAGTTATAAATGTAGACATAGGAGACTATGTATACAAAAAAGATGACTGGAAATTTGAAGATGGAAGTTTAGATGCTATTGTAAAATTGCGTAAACTTGGTCATAAAATTGTAATCATTACAAATCAAGGTGGTATAGAA